TTACCTTTAAGTTTTTGTTTCATTTCGTTTATATGAGGGATCAATTCCTTTTCGTCATATATACGATTATTTTTGTTCTTTTTACCAACTTCGGTAAAGATACCTTCAAGAACATATTTTTCTCCCTCTTTCGAGGCAGCAAGATTCCCTGACGATCTTTCGAGTACTAGTAAGAATTGATTTTTATTGCTCATCTTTAGAAGACTATATTTTAATTATATATCATGTTTGTTTATGTGATTTATTATAAGATTATTCTATTATCTTATAGATCTAGTGCTGCTGCTTTCTTAGCATTTTCTAAGCTTTCAGCATCTTCAATCTCTTTCAATTTTTTATTTAATCTTAAATCATCAGGAGTTAATCCTAAGAATCTTTGTATTAAGAACTCAGAAGCAAAGTATTTTATTTCATTCATATTTGCATCTTGTTCTACAAGACCATCTTTCATTGAAGTTACGAAGTCAAGTCTTTTTTGAAGTATTTCTATTTCTTTCATCTCCTCGAAGATGTTGTCTTTATTATATTTAATTCCTATTTGAGATTTGAATGCATCATCCTCTTTCAATTCAGGATAATCAAGACACATTTGAATCCACAATGGTTTTACTAATATTTCTTGGAATGTTGATCTTAACCTAGTTACAAATCTACCAAATTTGATTTCGTCTCTAGTCATACCTTCAGCATTCATCTCCCATGATGGTGGTGATTCCATATCAAATCTTGATAATGGAATTTTAGATACTTTAATTAATTTCTCTCTGAAATACTTAAGTGCATCTGTATCATTTAAATCAGGTCCTTCAGAACCAATAGTTTCAATAGTTGGTTCTCCTGCATCTCCTGAAGGTAACCAATATTCTTTATTGAAAGGCATCATCGGTTTACCATTAACTTTAAGATCTCCACTTTCGGTATCGAAATCAATTTGTTCTCGGTAGTTTTGCATTAAAACTCCTAATGATTGTCTTGCTCTTGTTTTTGATTTACCACCAACAGGAATAACAAATTTTGTTTTAAATGAAGCATTAACAGTAGCCCAAATAACTCGAGAATGTTCCATTATACGAAGTAAGTTAAATGATCTAATTAATCTTTCAACATAAGAAACTCTGTTGTTTGTATTTACGTTAGCATAAGATATGTAGATAACTTGAGAATCATAAAGAACTCTTTCTTTATTAGGCATTCCTTTAAATTGTTTCCAAATTTTCTTACCTTCTCTATCTAAACCTGGTTCTAAATTTACTGGATCTAATTCCTTAAAACCAATAATTCTAGATTGTTCTCTATTGTATATTATTTCAAAAGCAAGATATCCATCTACTAACCACTTTCTAAAATATGACCATGCTGCAATATCGTTATTAAAACCAAAGTATTGGTATATCCTTTTAAAATTAGTTTCTAATGACATTTTAATAGCCTCTAACGTCATAGGTTCTAATGTCGAATCATCAAAAGCTAAAGGAAATGAAAAGTAATTTTTGTCATCATAAACAACACATTCATCACATAAGGTATCTAATATATCTTCGATTTCGTCCTGTATTGCAAACTTTCTTAAATCTTCTCTTTTCTTTGGATATGATTTATCAAATATAGAAATAGATTTTCTTAAGTTGATATCAGCCATAGATAGATTTGCAAATAGTGCATAATCATCATATTCACCACCTGCAACATTTCTAGGATCTAGTTTCCATCCAAATTGATCTTCACTAACTCCTATCGCTTTAGAGTTTCTAAGAACCATATCATCATACATCATACCAAATGATGAAAGTGATTTTAAAGCTTTAGTGACTAAATTTCTTGAGGCAACTGTAGGTTTACCCGCAAAAGTTTCGTCTCTATTTATAAATCCTGGCATTATTGTTTCTTTTTATTATATTATTTATCTCAATCTATTTTATGAAAGTATACTTCTGAAGTTTCTTATTTCTTTCCATATTTATTTGCCATTTGGTTCTATTATTATTGAATGTCTTAATAGCATTATTAAAGTCCAAATAAATCGAAGCTAGTGTATTCCCTGTTGAAACGTTAAGTTGTGGGAATTGGTTTGGTGCATCGATTCTTATCATCTTATCCCAATCTTCAAAAGATGTACAAACTAAAGGATCTTTTATGTTTGCAGGGATGTATGTTCTTAAAGCAAAAGAAAGACCAATTGATCTAAAGCTTGTTTTAGTGCATACAAATCCATCATTACAGGTTTTTGTTCTATAGCATCTAATGGATTATCTTTTATAGATTGTTGAATCTTATCTTTATATAAGCTTGCTATTTTCTCTACTAAATATTTTCTTGCTTTAGGTGGATACCAACTAATATTCAATCCAACCATTAACTTACCTGAAGCACCTTGAGTATAGCCTAAAAATAATAAAATAGGATGTGAATCCCAATAAGCTAATCTATCAGCATATTTAGCCTTATAATTAAAAACGTAAATTTTCCCATTATGTAGTATAGGTGTTTTAACTCTAGCAACTCTTTTATTTCTTTCTTTATCTTGTTCTTTTAAAAACCACTCTAATGCGTCTTTTATTTCTTCATCTTCTTCATTACCACGACTTAGAGATGTCTTTAACAACTCTAAAACACCTTTCATTAATTCGATATAACTTTTCATGATATAGCAGTATTTTTAAAAAAATCTTCTGTTACTAATAAATATTTCCAATTCCTAGATTTACAAAATTGTTCTGCTGCTTCTTTTTTAAGCATATTTAACATCCAAGCATTGTATGCCCATTTAAATGATTTTATAGTTTTTGGAGTTTTTCTTTTTGGTAGATTTGGCTTTTTTAATTGAGACTTAGGTTTAACTTCTACTAAAAAAGTTTTACCACTTTTTAATCTAACTAAATAATCAGGATAGTATGTGTGATACTTATTATCTGATGGATTGAAATATTTAACTTTAACTGATTCAGAAGACCATGCTTCTATGTCTGGAGTTCTTTCGCAATATATACAAAACTTTCTTTCCCATGATGATCTGAATATTATAGGACCATTTCCTTGATATTTCTTACATTCGTTTATTGGGAAAAAACCTTGTACATAACCGGAATTTTTCCTAGGTTTAAAGTTTTTTATATCCATACAAAATAAAAAAGGCTCTATGTAAATCAATACACAGAGCCAAATAATTTTTATTTAAAATAACTGTGTTTAGTACTCTTCTTTAAGAGGCTTTGTAGCAGTTTCTTCAGCTGGAACTTCTTCAGCTACAGGAGAAATTCCCTTTTTAGCAACCAAAGCTTCGATCTCTTTAGGATCCATAGAAATAGCGTCAGCTCCATCTTTACCGTTAAATACGTAAACATCATCAGAAACACCTTGATATAACATGGATTTTCCATCAACGTCATATTCTTTTCCAGGTTTTAAATCTGATACACTAGCACATGGCTCTATAACTGATTTTTTAGCAGAATCTTTTGGATCCATACCATCGGCATCAGAAGCCTCTACGACAGGAGTTGTATTGTTTTCATTTACAAACTCCTCAAATGATAATAAGTTTTTCATTATATTGTTTATTTTTTATTATTTATCTTTGTTATGTTAAAGTTGATACACCTGATTGTGTTGCCGAATCAGCAGTGTCTTCATAACCTTTCACTTTTGGATTTTTATCAACACTATTAGGTGTGTATGTTCCTGTTCCTACAGTTCTGTTTGGATTTGTTTTAATATCTGATCCATCGTTAGATGTACTAGGATCTAAAGTCAAATCTGCCATTTGTTGTAAGTCTTCACCAATATTTTTAGAGATTTTTTCTCCTTTACTAGTTGTATAAGTTTCAATTCCATTACTAACTACTTTAGAAACGACAATAGGAATTTCTTTCTCTGATTTTAAATCATTCATGAATTGCTCGTAACCTTTTAAATTTCTCATTCTTCTTCTTGGTTATTTGTCTCGTCGTCACCTTCTTCAGAAGTTCCTGCATCATCACCTACTTCAATTTCACCTTCAGGTTTTTCTTTTTCAGCGTCTTTCAATTCTTCAGGATCTATATCATCAGGGATAGCAAACATATCAGGTTTTTCGTTTGTGAATATTTTAAACCTACCGTAATCGTATATGAATGCTAATTTCTTACTTTTTTTATCTACAACTTCATAGGTATTAGCAAATGAATCCTGAGTAATTTCGAAATCTTCTCCATTAGCTTTTTTCCATAAATTCCACCAAGTAGGTGTCATTGTATACTGTCTATTAAAATCAGATATTTTACCTTCATTAATAAATTCTGTAAAGTTAGAGATATGATTTTTCATTTGTGCTTATTACTTTTTGTTTGAAAATAATCCTTTTAAGATATCCCAATTTCTTGTAGCAAATACACCAAAGGCGATACCTGCATAAATTTTATATCCAAAGATCCAAAGTCCTACTCCAATACCTAAAGATACTAATGCGGTAAATCCTTTTGTTACAATAAATGATTTAACTGTATTGTAAGCTTTTTTTAAATAATCAAAAATTTTCATAATAAATATTTTTATTTTAAATTGAATAAACACCTTCAGAATCTGAATCATTAGATCCACTAAGTGAAATAGTTCCTTTGTATTTACCAGGATGTAGTTTGTTCCACCCTTTAGCATATCCATTCTTTGCAACTTGAGTAAAGAATGAAAAAGCGTTTGTTGTTTTAGCAGGATTGAATCGATCCCAATACTTGAATAAGTCTAATAA